ATCTAACAAGTTTTGGGGCACTTTTGAGTTAGAAAGTGCCACGGGTAAAAAAGCTAAGACCTCATTTTTTGGTTTACTCAAAACCTTACTGCACTTGATAACTCCCCGAAGAGCTGCCGCCTGTTACTTGAACTTCTGCGTTCTGGGTTATCTCATCCACTACCGCATTGGCGATCGCTTCGGCCATCATTCCTGCCATAGCAAATTCACCATCAAGCACGAAGCCTTTGGCTTTCAGTTCCGTTTCTATCTTTTGCTTTAATGATGCTTTGCTTATTGCCATTATTACTTACCTGCATAAACGGTTTTGGATACATCGACATGCGGTTTTCCCATGAAGGGACAAATGCTCGCGCCGGTGCACACCCCTTTGCCGCCATTGAACTTGATGGTGTCTGCGTCTTCGGTGATGTTCTTAGCTTTGATGGTTCTATTGCCTTTGACGGTTTCGGTGTGGTTACCATCAATTTCAGCGATTCTATCTTCGAGCACTTTGATTTGCTGAGTGAGGCATTCAAGCTTGTCGGCTTGGTCGGTCTTACGTTCGAAGTTTCCTTCCTGGTCGACTAATTGATACACGCCTTTGCGCTGTTGGTATCGGCTTTCGCCTTCTTTGATGCCTGGCAGTTTAAAACCCAGTGGCAGCACGCAACGAATAAAGGGCTTATCCGGTTGGCCGAACATAAACCCGAGCTCAACAATACTGCCGATTGCCGGCGGCTCTAGACGTCCCGCATGGTCGCCAAGACCTGGAACCGGAAGTGGTACCGCCTGCAGTGGTGATTTATCTTCATACTCCATGCCTTTTTCATCGAGTAGCTGAACATCTACCGCGTAATGTGGGTAAAAGCGATCGGATAAATCGCCCTCTTCAGGCAACTCTGGTAGTGCTACGACCTTCCCCCAACGGGGTAAGTGCCATCGCCCTGTGAATTCAGGGAACAACCTAAAGATGATGCGCTTGATGGTATTCACATCCATGTTAGCTTTGCCTCCGTCCCTTCAAACTCGACACCCACTAATCGAAGTCCATTCACCAAAACACCTGGCTTAAGCTTTGGGATAGCCGGTATCTTTACCGATTTGTTGGCGGTGTGATTGGTCATCAGTGTATTAGGTAACGTGATGGGCTTATCTCCCCAGAATGAATCGGCCCAACTGCCCACATACACTTGGCCATTACCTTGCTGCTGCCAGAACAAGTCATCGATGCTAAATGCCTGGGCTAGCTCATCGATGACTCGATACCCATTACCATCGCTATAGAAACAAGGAATGGCCGTTTTGCTGTACGCCTTTTCTGGTACCACAAATTGAAGCCCCGTTTTATTGGTGACCTCTCTCAGTAGCTGCATCAGTGTGGGATGGCGCAAAATGACATTGAGCGGCTTATAAAGAATGGCCGAAAGCTCACGACAAAACACTTTCGACCACCCTTTTTCTGTCGGTTGTACGCGCTCGATGTAACCCAAGAAGACTCGCGTGATGTTGTCACCCCACCCCAAATCGATAGCGATGAGTGTATTGGTCTCTGGATCACCTTCAATCAAAAGTTCTGCGCGACCAGGTGTGTTTTGACTAAAGACGATGCGATGGCTTTTTACTTTGGTTTTCTCTTTGCCCAGGTAGGCGCGGCAAAGAAACTTGTTGTTGATGGTCATGATTAACCCTCGTTTAAGCCAGTGCGTTATCCACGCTTTTCAGTACCTTCATCACACCCGTTAATTCCACTTGCGTGTCTGGCGGTACATCGTCGGTTTGTCCGGTTTCAACCGGTGTATTCACACCCTGCACTTTTTGCTGCGCTGCAGGTTTATCCGGTTGGCGCTGCTCTACCCGCTCTGGCACAGAAAGGTGCTCGACCAGCTCAAACGACACGCTCCACTGACGGTGAGATTCTTGTTCATCGGCGCGCACGACCCCTTGGAATTTCACCTGACGAATTTTCAACGCCTCGGCTGTTTTGTTACTGATACGATAGATTTGCCGCGCGTCGCTTTCTTGCGCTTCGGCCATACTGAACAAGTTAGTCAGCAACTGATTTTTGGTAAAAGGGATCACGCCTTTCACCGTCAGTATTTTACCCTTGCTGCCTGTTTCCGCTTGGTCAGTCGCCGAGGTTTGGCCGGACATGTCCTGTCCGGCCAATTGCTGACGAACGCTAATGCGTAGGTTTTTTAGTGGGAGCTGAGCGCCAGTAAGGATGAGCAAAGTTATCTACTCCTCAGACGCAGTGTCATCGCTCGGCAGAGGGTAGCGCGCTTTTATCTCTTCCACTTTACTTTTCCAAAGCGATTCAGATTCAGGGCCACCATCAAATTGCCACTCCATAAACAGTGGATCTGACTCTCTTCGATACGCGGCTTTGCGTTTATTCATCACCTCTTCAAGCTGTTGTTTCTCTTTCTCGGCAGAGAGACAAGCCATGGTCTCTTCTTCCGTGAGTCCAAGCTCCATTAAAATGAGCGGTTCACTTGGCACGTTAATAAGCACTTCACCGGTGGGTAACGTTAATTCTGATATCATCATCTATCCCTTACGATTTTGGTTCATACAAATCTTTGTTCGTGTGTTGGTACGCATTTCGGGTCTCTGCATACCGCTCGCCAAGGAAGGGATCATTTAACGCGTATGCCTTCGCCATCCACTTAATTTCCCCGCTTGTTCCAGAGTAACGAGTCATTTCAGTTTCTCCCACTTCTTTGCTGAAATGGATATCGACATCCCAATTCGTCAGCGCGATGTAAGTCAGGCCACCTCGTAAATAACAACCACTCTTACTCGAACACCCCACCACATCCCCAGATTTCGAACCTGCATACATAGGCTTGGAGCCGTCAACGGGACGAGCAATACAACTCATCCGATGCCCAATCTTTCGCACCGTCTCTCGGTAAGTTTGAGAAATGCGCTTAATTTGCAGGTATTTGCCACCACCACCCCAGCCAACGTTGCTTCCTTCCAGTTGCAATAAAAGGCCTGCGAGATGGGTAACGCCCTCTCCAAAGGGGCTCAAATGGCGGTCTCTGCCATACCATCGGGTAATGTCAATTTCCGCACCGCCATGTTCATTACTTGGCATCGCCCACCAAACGGGAAAAAAGTAGTCCGATGAAATGCCGGTAAGATCGATGACATGTTGGTATCGAGCTACACCTTTCATTTTGTCGGCCGTGGCGGACTCCTTCCAAGCGTCCAATTGCTTGACTTTAGCGGCCACCGTGGCGTCTATTTGGCCCATTTTCCTTTTCACATCATCCGACAGTTGCTTGCTGGCTGCCGTCTGTTGCAAAGACGCCTCCACCGCTTGCTTTAGTAACACATCCACATTACTCATCCGTGCTCTCCATCTTTGTTAACGATTCTCGTAGTTTCATTAGCTGATACTCTTGCTCTAGGGTTTGCTTTTGGGTCTGAATCAAAAACGTCGTCAACGTGACGTCCATTTCGATGCGCTGCTGCTCGTGATGCTCATGGTGCCTTTGTATTGAACCAGACAAGGTCAGGTGCCTTTCGTTGGTTTGCAAAAGGTCCTCTGACAGCGTGTCCAAACGTTGATTCAAGTGACGGTTGGTCTCACTGAGCCTCCAATTTTCATGGCTTTGTTCAACCACCTCCTTTTGGGTATCAATGAGCCCGACGGTCAGCTGAGCAAGCAAGGTGTCCATGTCATCTAACTTGGCTTCGTAGTTAAACTGCCAGGTCTCCGGGGTCACCGTGATTTGGGTGATGGCTTGAGCGCCGGAGAACTTCAGCAAGAAGTTACGCGTGAGGTTATTGCCCTCTTCACCGGTGCGCTCTTGGCTCTTACGTTTGGATTGCACCACCATGTGATTGGCTGATATCAACACCCCTTCTTCGCTGACTAGGCCGAGCCAGTTGAATTGAAAGTTGCCCACCGTGTTATCTAAAATCAGCGAATAGACGACCTCATTGCCATTCACACAAGCGCTACGCGTCGGTGCACTACGAAACACAATCTGACCACTCGTCGGAAGCGATTGGTCTCTTCGTGGCGGTATAAGTGGATCTAAGTTCGGCACATACGCCAGCACAAACTCACGGATCGCCAGTGGTTGTTTTGCTTGTTGTTTTCGAGCAATAAGTTGCTCGCCTGCAATGGTAATGACTGCCATAACCTATCCTATTGATGCGCTGTACGTTTCATGGGTGTGACTGAACTCGGTGACTGAAATATGAGGATAAGCCGCCGTTGTCACATCAAAGCTGTATCGACGGCAGGTTCTGCCATATTGGCGAACCAAGGCGTCCATTAAGCCAGGGACTTCATTCAAATCACTGTCTCGCACTTTGACGCTCACCACGTCCCAAGGGTAATAGTTCAAACGCTCATCGATTTCGATATGGGGATAACCCAGCTGATCGAACATGGTTTCCCAGCCCACCTCAGAGCCGCCACCGGTTGCAAAGGCGTAAGCACAATTCACTCGAATACGGTAGATATGCTCGGGCTCTTTAGGCAGACGTTCGATGTCGCGTTGCCAAGCCATCAGATCAACAAATTCGATAGGGGCGACCATTGGGTCTAACTGTCTAAGCGGCCACTCCAATACGTCTTGAACTCGCGACCAATAGCCAAGCAAAGCCTGTCCTAGTTTGTAGATTTCGCCCTTACCCATCCAATGCTTGAGCGTAAAGTTAGGCCGTTTCAATACTGACCTCCAAATGGCCCATTCTTGGCACTTCCATGCCATTGGTTAAGTCAGCATTATCAAATTCAATCGATTCCAATACGGAGAATTCACCGTGCAACTCTTGGGCTAATCTCGAAAAACTAAACCGCGAAGAAGGCTTGGTTTTCGTCACGTTATAATCGGTGTTCTGCCTAAAGGCCGAACCAATAAAAAGCGCAATATTAGTTTCAAGCTGCGCGCTTTCTTCTACCGACAATATTCGCCCTATCCACACTCGACACTTCACGGTGATGGTATTGCCTGGCATCGCATACACTCTTAAATCATCACCATGGCCATGATTTCCTTCGTGATTGATGTGCGTGTTTAAATCAGCCAGCATTTGAGGCGATGGTTCCCCAGAATCCAATAGAATAAACGCATTAGCCGAACCTGGACCTCGGGGCGCGTTGTGCTTGAAGTAGACATTTTCACTGTTAATACCGGCGCGCAACATCAGCAATGAACGGTAAGCCGCATCAATGTGCCATTTAGCCACCCCACTAAATTGATTACGAATACGCACCCTCAATTGGTCGTCACTTTCTTCATCGGCGCCCGCTTTGATTAACCAATCGGCGGTATTCACAGCACGGCTAATACCTGGAACCGCCGTGGTTAGGACATGGAAATACCCTTCGCCTAGATTAAAGGCCGCGCCTTCATGCTCGGCCTCTACCTTGCCAATCGTTGACGATTCATGCTCTTGCAGTGTCGTGTCCTGGCTTAATATCACTCGGTAAACTGTGCCGTTAATGGGGTCGGTTTGTATCACCGTGCCTTTGGGTACGACAATGGCCGGCCCTTGCTTCGCGGCTCGGTGTATCACCACTTGCCCCGCCGCTTTGGTCGAGGGCTTTCTCTTCACGTTGAATTGCCACGCCCACAAGTCGAGCCATTTGTCTTTTGCCGTCGCCACGAACATATTGGGCAGCACGTACCCAACCAGAAATCGGTTAACCAACCACACTGTTGGACCAATCACCATGGTTTCAATTAAGCGCCAAAATGGGGAATACTGAGAGTCGTTGGCGATGGTGCTGCCTTGCTTTCGAGCTTCCTCTTTGAGTGTCGCTTTCCACTCTGACGCTTCAAGCGGTAACCCCGCCTTTTCAGCGAGCTCGGTAAAGTTCGGTTTCGGGATATCAGTCAAAGTTCACCTCTGTGCTTACGCTGCCAAAGCGCACCGTTTCTGCAAAAATATAAATTTGCCCATCGTTCACTTCTTCGATGCGAACCGTACCAGGCACCAGACGAACGTCTTCTTCGACCAACAGTTCGAGTTGCGTGCGCGCGTCGGCTTTTTTCGCGGGACTGCGTTCAGCTATCAAATGGATCGCGACATTACTTTCAATAATCGCGTGTTTAATGTCTTGTGCTATCACCGCACGATCATGAATCAACACTGGGTTACGGCCGGCATCGAGTACCACGTCACCGTTTTCAATGAGAATGTCTTGATAGAGGTATTCCGCCATTAGCCTGCCGCCATTTCTAATTCACTGGCCATGTCCTGTGGACTGCTCATGTAGGTTGGATAAATCGCCACGCCACCGTAATTGGTTGAACTGGTTTGATAGCTGGCAATGTTCTTGGCCGCGCCACCTGGCTGAACTTGTGCGTAAGGTGTTGCGCTTTTCACAGCCTTAGAACTCACCGGCGCGGTGTCATCATCACTTCCGAAACCTGGTAGCCAATCGACGAGCCCTTTTAGGCTTTCCCAAATGCTCGCTAATTTATCGGTGAACCAACTAAACACACTGCCGAAGATATTTCTCATCGAGTCGGCCATTTGGCCAATGAAGGCAAAGCCACTGGTATCGCTAAAGCCGCTCATTACCCATTGCCAACCTGCAGACAGGAATTGAAACAGCGTTTGAAATGGCAGAGTGATTAGGGTGATGGCACCTTCTAATACTTGGAACCAGGTAGTGTCATTCAATGAAGCAATCAATGTTTGCCAGCCCAACACTAAATCAGCAAAGCCTTGTTTTAAGCGCCCTACCATTTGCCCAATGAAGGCAAAACCGCTGGTATCGCTAAAGCCGCTCATCACCCATTGCCAACCGGCGGCAATGGCTTTAAACACAAAGGTAAAACCATTAATGAGTAAACCCATCGAGCCAACCACACCCGCAATCACCCAGCCCACGCCTGTCGCAACGACGCTGACCACATCAAGTACCCCAGACAATACCCCGCCAATCGCTGAAAAGACCCCTTTCACGGTTTCCCATAACACCTGAAACCCAGTCAGTAGCGCAGAGCCCATCATCTTGCCGAGCCAAATAACGACATTCAGCAAAGGCTTAAACGCATCAAACAAGGTCGATACCGCCTGCATGATGGCACTCGCGGTATACTCTATGGCCTGAAACACAGCGTTATCACCCAATGAGGCTTTCAGATCATCCCAGTAATAAATCAGAGCCCCCACGGCCGCGACGGCCGCTATCACCGCGCTCACAATCAAGATGATAGGGTTGGCAGCAATGGCAATATTCGCGGCCAGCATGGCGACGCGCAAAGCGCCCATGCCTTGGGTGAGCAAGGCGTTCACCCCTGCAAACATCTTCATGGTGAGCATATAGGTCGCCATGACCTGTTTGCTGATACCCATCATGAGCGTAAACGCACCGCCTACCGCCACTGCGCCTAAAATGGCGACAGCCGCAAAGCCAATGTATTTAGAGAGGTTGGGGAACATCTGCGTCCATTGAATAATTTCAGTGGCACCGTCAGCCATGCTACCCACGACAGGTAAGATGGCTGGCAGAAGCACCGAGCCAAAAGCCGCACTGATAGCAAATACGCCTTGCTCTAACCGCTCCCATTGGTCGGTCATGGCGCCCGCCATTTGCTCAGCCACATCGAGCCCTTTAACTTGACCGAGCTCGTTTATTGATGTGGCGAGCCCATCGGTGTTTTGCATCAGCAACTGGATCATGGCCGACGCTTCTTGCGTGCCAAACGCCTTACTCAACTCTGCCGATTCGGCCACGGAAATGGTGTCACCGTAACGCCCTTTAATTTGGTTCAAGATATCGACCATCGGCAACATCTGACCTTGTGCATTGGTGAACTGCATATTCAAAGCGGCTTGGGCTTTGGCGGCTCCCGCTAAGAACGCGCGATATTTGGTTCCCGCTTCACTGCCACTCATGGTCGACTGCAAGGTACCTAAAACCGCCATTTGTTCAGTCATACCGACACCCACAGCGGTTGCCGCCGCACCGACCGAGGTGAACGCCGACGACATGCCATCCCCCGTGGTTTTGAACATCTGCACCGCTTTCGCCGTTTGACCGCCCAACATATTGACCCAATCCGCCTTCCCCATCTGGTTGGCTGAATTCTGGAAAATGCCGAACATGGTGCCGACATAGTTGGTAATGGTTGACGTATCGGCTTTGGTTGCAGCGGCCAGCACCCCTGACGCGCGAGTAAACTCAGAAAGCTCATTGCCACCTAAACCAGAAATAGCCGATTGGATATCATAAGAAGCGGCCACAAAATCCGAGGCCGACTTGCCATAATCCACCGCAAATGAAAGCGCGGTATCACTGAGCTGCTGCAATTGTTCATCAGCCACACCCAGTGATTTTACCTCGCCTAATGCTCTGTCCATTTCAATGGCGGGCATCAAAGCCTTTTGCAAAGCAAACCCAGCCCCGACCATGCCAGCGGCACCGGACACCATAGTTTGCGTACCTTGCTTATAGGTATTGGTGACATCCGACATTTGTCGTTGAATATTGCCCAGAGGTTTTGAGATCTGGTCAATCAATCCAACTTGAAATTTAAGGGCTTCCGGTAACATCGCTTTTTCCTGTTAACAAAGAGGCTTTACCCACCAAAGGCTTTAGCGACACCGCTCGCGGTGACGGCTTGCATGTTGTCCCAATGGTTCTTCTCTAACCAAATCGCATAAGCTAGGTTCTGCTCAGTATCGGGCTCATTGGGGAGCCACTTTCGCCGCCATGCGTACATTTTTTGCCTGTCGCTGTTGTCTACTGCCGCGACCAGCGCATCTATTTTTTTACGGAAATAGACAGCTTCGGTGCGTACTCTTTTAGAACGGCGCCATAAATCTGTGTTGCTGCACCAGGGTTCTGTTTTGTCAGTTCGCGCAACGCCTCTTTTGAATCGTCACTCACGCTACTCATCAAAAAATTATGTGCTGCACTGCTCGCATCACCCTGTAAGATGGTATTTTGCGCTTCGTCGTACTCGGCTGGCGTTGGATTAAACGCAAGATCAATCGAACCTACAGTTAAAATAATGGCTTGTTTCATGCTGCTTCTCGCTTCAATGATTCGTAAATTCGGGTGAGTCCGGTTTCCAATTGACGCTCAAGGCGCTCAAAGCCGTCCTTCACTTCTTCTTTGGTGGCGTAACTCTCCGCCACATGGGTTTTATAGTCGGCAAGCTCTTTCGAAAGAGAAAACAGCTTGCCAATCAATGCTCCGGTTAACATCACCAACAAGGTAGCCAAAGCAACCAGAGCCGATAGCCAAGTTGGATCCATCGTTATTCCTTTTGTGGGATTTCCTTCAAGCGTTTGCCCTGAAGAGAGGCAATCACATCGTCCACGGTCTCTTGAATCACGTCGTTGGTACTCAAGTCACGAAGCGCTTCAAGCCCCCACACCACAAGACGACTCGCAAAGCGTTCAAGAATGATTTTCCAACCGATTTGAAAGAACAGGCCTTTCAAAACTTCCAGTAAGGTTTTGCCGATAATTCCAGTTAAAAAGCTCATTAATCTTCTCCAACCATGGATTTGTATGCGTTGAGGTAATCCGCTTCAGTAGCCTTACCTGCGTGAGTGTTCCAATACTTTTTGGCGTATCGCGCTAAACCTTCAAGGTCATCCGCCTCTGGCAAGGCTTCTGGGAATCGGATCAGGTTCAAGCGCGCTGTGGCCACCGCGAACTGAGGGGAAATCACCATGTAGTCCGCATCCTGTTTTTCGACGGAATCGGCGGTCAGCGGCGCAAACATCGAGAGCGCGTCCAACAAGTGAGGTCGCGTTTTTCCTAGCCATTCAATCAACCAGGCAAAGGTGGCAGGCTCCATTTGCGTAAACCCAAGTGCTGGACCTCGCACCTGCTTGGCGTAGGTCAACGCACCAGATTCATGGGCCACAATCATCAAAATCAGATTGATGGCGGCTTGCGTGTTCAGCTTGCCGTGCCCGCCAGTGACCATGTCTAAATGGTCGAGCACCGGCTTAATCACATGCTCTACAAAGAGCGCTCCTAATTTCATCGTTTCATTGTCTCCAAGTCGCTTTGACATTGAGTGCAGTACTGGCACCCGACTATGTGTTGGCGGCGAGCTTCTGGAATGGGATCGCCGCACTCGCCGCATTTCTGCGCGCTCTCCCGTGGGTTAACTTGCTTAGCCCTTGCCAGTTGGTTGGCAAGCGCCACTTTCGTGAATTGGCTTTCATAGCCACTGGCTTGGTCGATAACATCCGTCATTTCAATCCCTACTGATTTAAGTAGCCGTTACTGAACCAAATCTTCGGTTTCATCAGGACGCAGGTATGGCACGCCGTTGATTTTCACAAAGTCTGGGCTCGTCACTTCAAACGGCAGCTTATGCACGAGTGCACTGCCCCCGTTGGTGTCGGCGTCGAGTAAATCCGAGATTTTGATGCGACAACCAAAGGCTTCAATTTTGAGCTCATCTTTATCAATCTTGCCGTAGAACAGGGCGTCAAAATCTGGCATACCACGCCAAGAGCCGGCTTGTTTTGCAGCTTTGCTGACCTGGTTAAACTGTTGCGTAGTGAGCTCCATTTCCCCACTGGCTTCGACGTCACCATCGACATAACCATCCGGCACCCCTGAGGTTTTATTGACCTCAGAATTGTCCGTAATAGACAGGCTGACCTTTTGCGCTTTAAGCTTGTAGTCACCCATCGAAAAGTGCATGTTCTTACCCGAAATACGCATGCTCATGGATTAGGCCTCCGTGTCGGCTGGGTTAGACAGGTCGAGGCCGATATTGACCACGATGTGTTTTGGGCAGTTGTGAGGACGAACCATTAAGCCAATGTTGACTTTGGTTTTGCTCATCCACTGAATTGACACGTCTTCATCGCGTGGTGACATGATTTCACCAGGGAACGGAATGCCGCCAATCTCCGTGGTCTTCGACATATCGCGCATGTCTTTGCTGAAGTAAGTACGGTTAAGTTCGATACTCGGAGGCGTAGAATTGAGAATTCGGTCTGCAATGCGACGAATGGCTTTAATACGCACGCGGCGGTTCAACTTGTGAACGGGGCGAACGTATTCAAGGTATTGATAATCGCCACCTTTGGCTTCAAGCGTCGTGGCGTCGGTCCAGAACACGCCTTCCATATCGGCGTACCACTGCGGTAAGGAAAAACGCGCATTGGCTAACGCTGAAATGGTGCTCATTTCCAATGGTTTGCCCGCACTGTCGATTGGCATCTCACCAAGGCCCAAAACACTGCCCGTGGCCACTCGCATCGGACTATCAGCCACGGTCACCGCGCGATCACATAAACGACCACCCAACACTCCGATATTATTGCCATTGAGCATAGGAACGGGCGTGACCATATTGGCCGATACGCCATTGATCAACGTCAATAGACTGGTTTCGTATTTAGCCCAGGTTTGTTTGCTCTTATCAATGCCAGGACACGCCGCCAAGAAGAACACCCAACGGCCCAGCTTGCTGGTGAGCTCAGTCGCTTTACTTTGCATCGCTTGAAAATCGGCTTTGCTGCTTACCACATCGACAATGCACACGCCTTCGAACGAATCGCTACGGTTCGCAATATCGACCGCATCTTGCCAAGTCGCACCTGCTGCCAAACCAAAGATAGCGCCCGTCCAGTTTTGTTTGCCATTGAGCTGCGCCGCTTTGACGTTTGCGCCTAGCGCATCATCGGCCACCACATCATCAAGATTGGTCATGTTGTTAATGCGGGTGACCTTACCTTGCAGTTCAGTTTTATCGGTGCGACCGATATACAGCAGGTGGCGTTCAATTTCTGGGATCCCGCCTTGCCCTAAATTGAGGTTGTTGACCTCGACCTTTCCGGTTGCCATTGGTTATTTCCTCGCTTATTTTCGCTTTCTGGCCTGCTCAAAAATGGTGATGAGTTGGCGGGTGACTTCGCGTTCTTTACTTCCTAATATCTGGCGCTCTTTTAAAGGGATATCCCAAGCCGACACTCTCGGTTGATTGCTCAACTCACGAATAATTTGTCCTGCTTGCCCGTAGGTTATGGTGGCCATCAATAACTTGAGCGTGGGTTTCTTCCTTCCCTTGCCACTCTTACGCGGGACCGTGTAACCCAGCTCCCTCATTTTTCTCGCTTGCCCTTTTGAACAAGGCGCTGAATAGTTTGGTTTTCCCCACCGCTTTTGCATTTGGCGCTTGGTCATTTTTTGCTTTTGACCAAGGTGATGCCTGGCGGCAATTTTTGCGGTGAGCGGATTGCTCCAAGTTAGGTCGAGCGTATTGGCGTTTCTCACATAAGGGGTCAACCCCTTGGCCATACGTCGCATGACTTTTCCGCGCTTATTCCGTTTCTTCGGTGCTAAGGCTTGGCCGTGAATGTCTTTCTGTTGCTGAATTCGCTTTCGAGTCTTGGCTTTTTCCCAGCGCCCTAGGGTTTTCAATATCCAAACACGCTTTCTGGGTGGAAGCGCTAACATGGCAAGCTTTTCTTGCAGGTTGAGCACATCCCTTTGATTGACATTAACTGTCGGCTTCATTCACCAACTCCGCTTCTTCGGCGGTATAAATCTCAACGGCTTGAACTCGGTATCGAGTCCCGCGCCAAGTGATCATTCCTGCTTCATCAGGCACTAACTCAATCGGCTCCATCAGTTCAAGTTCAATACTCACATCGGCCGCTTCGCTGCTGATCACATCCACCGATAAAGTCGGGTCTTCAAGCTCTTGCTCGTTACGCTCTTCTTCATGGTCACTTAGCCAGCAAGCAATCAGAGCCAACAAACAGCGTGGGTCTAGTAACTGGTGAGGAAATTCCTCAACCGAAATCACCGCGTTGTATTTCCAGAAGCAGGCGATATACCCACCGTTACCACGGTCTTCACCATCAACCACGATGGCGGCTCTTTCTTGCCAAGCTTCGATTTTGTTATCGAGCACATTGCTGTTTAAGTGACTAACGATGTAATCCGTTAAGTGCTCAAGCTTAGTTTTTTTGTAAGCTGTGTCGCTCATATCACACCAATCCCATTGGCACTGCGGCCTAATAACTGCGACACATCTTTATTGCTCTGCGCGAGGAAACGTGCCGACTGTTGTGGTTCATCAATGGCCGCGTTATCCCCTTCTTTACGTCGGTCTTGGGTCGCGAACTCTGGCAACAGCTCTGAGTGCGCTCGGCTATACACCGCTCGTTTGTAGAGTGTGGTTTTGGCATGGTTCAGAGTTGGCGTACTGCCATCCACTAACAAGTCCGTCAGTTTTTCTTGAATGTTGAGTGCCGCTATCGTGATGGCTGCTGCAATAGACTCATTATCAAACGTATGCGGAATGCGGCGCAGTTGACGAAACTCATCGTTCGATAAATCGGGCCAGCCTTCACCGTGTATCGTGGTGTTTGCTGCACTGTTTACTTTCCCGCCAAAGCTCATCACGTCCCCTCGTTTTTCAACGTAAATAATGAAGTGCGCCTCTGGCCACTGAGTCGACGGAATAAGCAGGGTGATGAATCACTTGCTCTTCCTCGTCAGTCGAGGCGCGGTGGCATAGTAGTCTTTGTCCGTTAGAGGTTGTCGCCACTCTCTAACGCTCGGATGCGTTGGTCGATGTTATCGATCATCGTCCCCACACCAATCGCACTGTATTGCTCGTGCGCCTCTTCAAGCCGTGCGCGCGCTTTCTGGAGTGTGTCGATATCCCCCACCGAGGCCGCGTGAGGCTTGCCTTGCTCGTTACGAAGTAAATATAAGCCCGCGAACTTCAACCATTTGGCCGTCGGTTTTTCATTGATGCGCCAAACCTGGGTCACTTTCTCTAATACCTGAGAGAAGTACGGCTCAATGGATTGACCTTTATCGGCCATTCGCTCGGACCAGGCCAACACTTCATCAGCGCAGAAAGTGGCGAAATCTCGCTTGAAGCGCTCCGGCGTATCGAGTCCACGCTCGATAGCGATGTCACACCACTCAATGGCCGTGTCTAAGTCTTCAATATCGAAGAGCCAAATCACCATCTGAGTAAACAGCGGGTTATCGAATTGCTCGCCTTCCGCCAAATAGGTTTCAATCGCACTGCGGTATTTAGGCACCAACACATCGCGCTTATGATTGGCTTTTTCATCTTTGCGATTGAAGGTTTTTAATACCTTCAAATCGCTGTCGAGTTCGGCCAGCAGCAAGTGCAAACTGTTTGGAGTCGTCACACACAACTTGTCACGCGTTGATGGCTTGTTCTGTTTCGCCAAGGCTTCTTGGCGTAGCTTCGCTAATGGACTGGCCATGTCTTCCCCTTAACCTGCAGCAGACTCAACAACCGTGACGTCTTCAATCGCGGCAAACTTGTGATAGTTGCCCACCGCATAACCTTCCATGCGTAGGTATGAGGTTTCGAAGCGTTTACGGTCTTCTTCATTACGAGACTTACGCCACTGCGTCCCTTTTTGAGTCAAGATTTGCAGGTTGGTTAAGTTCGTTACCCAAATCATGTCCGGCGGGAAAAATGGCGGGGTATAGACCGTTTTGCCTGCCACCGTCTTCGCCAAACTTTGCGCCGCTTTATGCTCCGTCGGTACTTCCGCCGATTCCAACAAGCGATGCTGCTCTGCAGCCACCAGATTACGGCCAATCAGCACAACCAAATCAGGATCATCTTGATGCACTTCATGGATAGTGGTGTTGATTAAATCGTTCACAAGCGAGTCGAGGTTTTTATACGCGCCCGCTGTTTTACCTGTGGAGTCGAGCTTGGCATCAGGAAGGACTTGAGCCGGCGCCTTTTCTTTGGCAAGTTGCAGCCAACCTTTATTGACGTCTTCGCCCATTGGGTTCACTTTCGGATCGGTGCTTTCACTCGCAATCGACGTCCCGTGGAAACCAATACGCAATTTATCTAGAGCAAAATTACGTGTAATGGCGTTATTCATCAGCTTCATCCACTGACCTTTACCGCCCGAATTCGCCCAGATGGTCATGGTGATCCAGTTAATATGTGCGCCTGAATCGGTTTCGGTTAGCTCATAGGTGTTGCCGCTTTGGTCAAGAGCGCCCATGAAACGCCCATCTTTGACACGACCAGTCAGTAGACCTGCGTCACCGACATCAATCACTTGGCCTTTAATTTGGTCAACTGAGATATTGGAGATACGGTTTAAGAACGCGTCCGATTCAACAATGGCTTGGCGAAGCTTGGTTTCCATCACCGGCGTGATATTGAATTGCTTTGACGCATCCGCCACGCCGCCCGCGATTGCGACAGCTTGGCAATATTCATTTAAAAATTGAGTCGATACGGCATTAAGCATTTACACGACCTCCACAATTGATTCGCCGCCATTGCCTTCTTCACCTGGCTTTTGACCTGGGACTTCTTGCTTAAGCTCTGCGAACTGGGTTTCAAGTTTTTGGACTTGCTCAGTCATTGGGGCAAGCTGCTTCTCCAATTCACTAGAGAATTGCTCTAAAGAGAACGTTTTTACTTCACCTTCAGGTTGCGGCTCGTTCGGTGTTTGCGCTTGCTGATTGAACTCTTGTTTGAGTTCATCTTTTAGCTCACCTTTCATGATGCCAAACTGCTCTTTCAGGGCAGCTTTGAGTTGTTCTTCGGTCACTTCTTCTTCCTCTGGTTCAGGATCCGGTTGTGGCTCTGGCTGTTCATCACCAGAATTGAAAAAGGCATTACACAGGGCAAAGAAACGTTCGGTTTTGGAATAACATTCATCAAGATTAATGACTTCCAATTGGCTGCAACTGAGCTCTGTGGTGTGGCCTTCTTGTCGTGAAAACTGAAGTAAGGAAACACCAGATGACGCCGGGGAATCGGTCACGGCTAATCCCATGAGGTAGCACTTTCCTTGCCCTTTATAATCTGGATTGGGTTCGATGGAGGTAAACAGCTTCTGCCCAAGCTTATTGGCTTCAAGTAAGTATTGGTTAGGTTCAAGCTTGGCAAACAAGCGCATTTTGCCGTCCACTTCTTCGGCTTTGACTTCAAGTACTTTGCCCCAGTTACTGCCGTAACCTGCAAAGCGTTTATGCTCTGGCCAAATCAATGCGGTGTATTCACTCGGGGCATAATTGTCGGCAATCTGCGTGAGCCATTCTCGGGTGATCTTACGACCATCAACCGTTGGCCCTTCTGTTGCTACAATTTTCCAATCACTGATTTTTGCCATTTGAGTGTTTACCTAATTTTCATTGGTCAGTTCGTGTTTTGAGGTTTCACAATACGCCTTTGAATCGACCCTTTCAGCCACTTCAATTCCGACCAATTCGGATAGGAGCGATATCGGAATCCATCCGAACTTTGCTATGCAATTTAGGAGGTTAACAGAGCTTATGATGGGCTCATGGCATATACTTCCGAAACACGACATGCAGCCCGAGCCCTGTATTTAAAGGCTTGGACACCCAAAGAAATCGCTTCCGAATTAGGTTTGAACAGCACCCGAATTCTTTATCACTGGGCTGACAAATACGGATGGCGTGACATGCTGCGCGAGCAAACGATAGATGAATCGATAGCGCGCAGAATTGAAACCCTGCTTGAGTTGGAAAACCCCACCAAAGGCCAGCTCGATATGCTTGATAGGCTCATCAAGCACCACGTTCAACTCAAAAAACACCACGCTCAAACTCAGCCAGTGGCTGAGAAACACGCCACGAATGAAACACAACCGGCACCGAATACTCACAGTAAAAAGGCGCGTTCAACTAAGAGCGACGACAAGCAGAAAAAGAAGAAGAGCAAAAAGAAGAACAATATTGCTGAACTCACCAAAGAGAACTTCGCGACCTGGCATGAGTCACTCTTTGAATATCAGCACACGATGCGTAACAACCTGCACCAACGTACGCGTAATATTCTTAAATCTCGTCAGATTGGCGCGACCTACTATTTCAGTGGTGAAGCCTTAGAAGATGCGATTTTGACCGGCGACAACCAAATATTCTTGTCTGCGTCTCGCGCCCAGGCGGAAGTGTTCAGAAGTTACATCATTGCGATTGGTGAAGAATTCTTAGGCGTTGAGTTAACCGGTAACCCGATCATTCTCTCTAACGGCGCTGAGCTGCGCTTTCTCTCGACCAACTCCAAAACCGCGCAAAGTTATCATGGCCATGTTTATGTGGATGAGTATTTCTGGATCCCGAAATTCGATGAGCTGAACAAACTCGCGTCAGCCATGGCGACGCATAAGAACTGGCGCAAAACCTATTTCTCCACCCCTTCAGCAAAAACGCACCAGGCTTATACTTTTTGGACGGGTGACCAATGGCGTCGAGGGCGAGATAGTCGCACCAACATCGAATTCCCGAGTTTTGACGACTATCGAGACGGTGGGCGACTCTGCCCGGATAAGCAATGGCGTTATGTTGTCACCATAGAAGATGCCGCTGCAGGAGGCTGTGAGCTTTTTGATATTGATGAGCTACGCGACGAATACAGCAAAGACGATTTCGATAACCTGTTTATGTGTATTTTCGTTGATGGCGCCAGCTCCGTCTTCAAGTTCTCAGCCCTTGAGAAAGCCATGGTGGACATTAGCCGGTGGCAAGACTTCAAGCCCAATGACAAAGACCCCTTCGATCGCCGTGAAGTTTGGTTAGGTTACGACCCAAGCCGAACCCGAGACAACGCCTGTTTAGTCGTCGTCGCCCCGCCTATTGTCGCCATTGAAAAATTCAGAGTTCTTGAAAAGCACTATTGGCGAGGGCTTAACTTTCAGTACCAGGCACAGCAAGTCTCTAAAGTGTTTGAGCGTTATAACGTGAGCTATTTGGGCATCGATACCACGGGCATTGGCGCGGGCGTGTATGACTTGCTCAGTAAAAAACACCCACGAGAAACCGTGGCCATTCAATACAGCAACGAAAGTAAGAACCGATTGGTGATGAAGATGATAGATGTGGTCGAAGCCAACCGCATTCAGTTTGATGCTGAACACAAAGACATTGCCATGGCATTCATGGCCATCAAGCGAGCAACCACCAACAGCGGCAACAGCATGACTTTCAAAGCCGAACGCAGCGAATTAACTGGCCATGCCGATGCATTTTGGGCTATTTCACACGCTTGCATTAATGAGCCGCTCGATCACTCAGAAAAACGCAAATCAACTTGGCAGATGTAACTCTATGACTGAACAGAAAACAGAAACGATCACAAAAGAAAGCACCAATGATGAAAGCTTGATGTTTAGCTTTGGTGAGCCTGAGATCATGAATCGTGATTTTACCAACTACGATTACAGCGAGCTGTACTACAACGACGATGGCGACTATTGGGAGCCGCCACTCGATAGAACGGGTTTAAACAAACTCACGCGAGCCAACGCCTATCACGGTTCTATCTTAATGGCTCGCCGTAATATGATCGCGGGTCGTTACACCCAAGGTGGGATGCAGAAACAACAAATGCAATCAGCGGTGCATGATTTCTTAGAGTTCGGTGATACTGCCCTGCTTAAACTACGCAACTATTTAGGAAAAGTCGTAGGCCTTTGGCCAATCCCCACTATGTATTTACGAAAGCGCAAAAATGGCGACTTTGTTTTTCTAGAACGTGACAATAAGCAAAAGCGCTACAAGAAAGAAGACATCATTTTCATCAAGCAATATGACCCCGTCCAGCAAGTCTATGGTGGACCCGATTACTTGGGATGTGTTCAATCCGCACTACTTAGCCAGGACTCCACCACCTTTCGCCGTCGTTACTATAAAAACGGTTTGCACATGGGCTTTATCTTCTACGCCACCGACCCAAACCTCAGCAAAGAAGATGAAGACGACCTAAAAGAAAAGATGGCTTCTAGCCGTGGCGTGGGCAACTTCCGTTCTATGTTCATCAATATTCCGAATGGCAATGAGAAAGGAATTCAACTTATCCCCGTCGGTGACATTGCGACAAAAGATGAATATGAAAAGATTAAGAACGTGACTGCGCAAGAGGTGATCACTGGCCACCGCTTCCCCGTTGAGCTCGCGGCCATTATTCCTAATGGTGGTACGCGTGGCGACCCAATCAAATTTGATTATGTTTATTGTAAGAATGAGGTGATTCCGGCCTGCGAGATGTTCATGGACGCCGTCAATGGGGATCCCGAAGTGCCGAAAAGCCTGCATTTAACCTTTAACCTCGACAACGTTGCCACGTAAACACAGTGACATTTTTTGCAATTTTGTTTTTCACTGCCATTTACGCTCAGCCCTTTACCGATAAGGGCTGAAGCACTATCAAAATGATCGTCAGAAAAACAAAAACGATCATCAAAAAACTGACCTAAAATACAGAAACACAAACATTTCAAGCACTTAACAAACACCAACAGATCAATACTGATCGTCAGAATTTCAATTTATTGCAATTTTTTGCACTCTTCGCAATTTTATTAGGCACCCTGTAAGCCATTCTCAGCCCTTCAACTATCCCCTATCCCCCGTTATTCCTAAAGGGCTCGCGGCTTATTAGCTTTCTATTACGGTAGCAGAATTTCACTGAAATAGAATTGCGAAAAAATGGGATCAAAAACGTCGCAGGTGGGAAAGAGTAGTGCGTTTTCCGTGGGTTGGGCGTGCTTTCGGTGTAAACGCCCCATGAACCC